AGAAATTGGGAAATAATGTGTTGAATCTAAACCGTGAGGGACATATCTAAATACTTTTTTACTTGTATCAACATCTTCTAGTACTAGTTTATTAATTTGAACGGTTTGCTTAGAAATACCCATCAACAAATCACATGCCTCATAGTAAGGTTGGTTATATCGAGGTGCAGGATAATCATCCCAAATGTTAAGATAAGCTATAGGTGCTAATTTTCTTAATTGGTCCTCCATATTAAAAATGTGAGTAAAATATCTTGGATCCGTAATTAACATTATAGCATCAGGCTTTTCCATATTGAATATGTTCTGAATTTCCTGACTGTCACCATAACCATTAACACAGTATAGGAAGGTAGATGCATCCTTAATACCTGCGTGTTTTGAAGTGTCTTCACTTATATCTAATCGTTTTCCTTTTTCAGGATGGTTAATAGCCCCCGCGACATTAACCCAATTAAAATGGTGAGAGGTTGCTATAACAATTTCTTTTGCAACAGTGGCAACACCAGAGTGTACTCTAATATCATCACAAACAAGCATTATTTTCTTACGCTTATCTTTTGGTAAATGTTTAAAACTTTTATTCATGTTTATTTATAACTCAATATTATTTTGGTTAGTGATTTTTTTTCTAAATTCTTCATCTGTAAGATATAAAAATAGAGTACGATCGGCAAGTTTTTGGAATGAGAATTTCCTTCGTACACATTCTATTTTAAAATTTTCAAATAGTTCACTTTTTACTTTAACACTAGTTAGTGTCATTTTTGATTTTGAATCTGACATAATTTTTATTTTTAATAACGTTTATTATACATATATAACTATATTAGTAGATTATTCCTTCTCCACAATTTTCTTTATCCTCTTTGTAAGGGCAAAAATTACAATTCCATTTACTTACATTCTTGGGGTATTCAATATTTTTAATATCCCCTCCACTCATAAAGCATTCTTTTATAAAATCATTTATGGCATTTTTAGCCCTATTTAATTTTATTTTACCACTTGGTGGGGTAAATGTTTGTACTCTATAAGCTTGATGTGGTGACATTAACTTTTCATCATCCCAATCTAATACTTTTCTTTTTAAAATAAGAAATTCAATTTCAATTTTTTCAAGGGGGATATTATATTGTTCTGAAAAGAATTGTTTATATAATAGTAATTGGAACTGTTTATCTTCGTTCTTTTTATCTTGATCTCTCCAACCCCTAGTACTGGTTTTAATGTCGATTATTTTAAATGTATCTGTTGGTTCATGGTATGTAACAATATCTAGATACCCCATATATAATACGTTATTATACATTTTATTTGGTGCAATTACAATAGGTATTTCACAACCCACTAAATATGTACCTTTTTTACTAAAATAAGCGCTCCGTTTTTTCTTAAACCATTTTAAAATACCAATACCATCTTCAAAAAATTCTCTCATTTCAGTAGCTGAAGAGAAATGTTCATTATTATTTTTCTTATATTGGGATTGATATTCACCTATAAATTTTTCTTGGAATAATTCTTCCATATCAATTTCCCTATCTGCAGATGCAAATGATTTTTCATATGCTACATCTAGATAATGTTGCATTACTTCATGTATGGCCGTCCCAAATACAGTATGTATAGATGATGTAAACCTTTTGATTTTATCTTTATACTGAAGTTTCCACCTATGAGGGCACCCTCTAAATATAGACATCTGAGAGAATGATATATTCTTTTGATATGCATAATTAACAGGTGTAGGAGGATTATTCCTGATTTCCTTTACTATTTTTGGGAGTTTTTTCGCCAAACTATTTTTTCCATTTATCGCGCCCAACTAAGAGCCCAATGATGCCATAATTGGCTATATCAATAAAAGTATCTTCCATACCTTCACCTTCAACATAATTTTTCCCATTAACCATTAAATTTCTTAAACGTGAAATTTTATCAGTTAATCTTATAGCCAACCCAGTTAATGAGAATTTCTTATCATCGCTATTATTAACGATATCTCCACCTAAAGCAATGTTATTTAAACCGTAGTCCATATGCTTGCGAGCAAACATTTCATACATTTCTTTTTGGATATTTTTAAACTCATTTGATAGTTCTGGGTATTCGTGTTCGAATACTCTCACGGCTGTAGGTGGATGTTTAGAATCCATAATTTCTCTATCACTCATATTTTTATCAAATTTTTCTTGATTATCCCAATAATAACTTACAGTACTACCCATTAACTTGTATTGATAAGTTAAAGTATTTTTCTAAAATTTCTAATCTATCTTCAGCATCAACTAACATCATAAGTGCTTCCTCAGCATTTTTATAAAAATCTTCAGTTGAATGATCTCCAATGCCTACTGCATGGTTGCCTAATAGATTTAATGATAATAATGCTTTTGCTTTATCTGCCTGTGCAGATGTTCTTAACATAGTGTATAATTCCTTTGTCATCTTAATAATGGTTTTATTTCTTTTTTATCTAATCCTCTATTCGCTAATATACGACTAATCTGTGTGGCATCCAACAGAGATATGGATTCTTTTGCTTCTCTACTTGAACACTTTAGATAATCCCTTAAATGTTCAATTAGTTCTTTGTTTGGTTCTTTTGTCTTTGATTTAATATATTTATTCCATTTATTATTTTTAGGGATAAATTCTTTATAAACATTATAAATCATTACTTTCTCTTGTGGTGGAAAGTCTTGTACATAATTAACAACTTCAATATAATCCGGATTCATACTGATGAATCTATGTATCATATAACTATTCCAAACCTCCCAATCTTTATCTGTAAAAGATTCGGCTGGGGGTTTGGTGTTGTTAATTGCTTTTAACCAATCAAAGATTGAATCCATCTAGCAAAGTTCGTCCTTGAGTTCTTCTCTAAGTTCTAATGGAATCCCATCTTTTAGAAGTTTACCATTTGTAGGGTCAAAAAAAACAGGAATAGGCATAATAGCATCACTTTCTGTACCTGCTACAAATTTAGAAATTTTTCTTAAAATAATTCCAGATTGAAATAAGCTTCCGCCTTCTGAGTTTTTGATACCTTCTGTATTGTTAAGGTCAATTTGTGGTTGTTGTAATGGTTGTTCCATAATTTTTATTTATTATTTATTAAGTTTTGAATTAACGACATTAAATTTATTTCCTTGTCGATACGGAAATTTGCTTTATATTGATGTTCATTTATTAAAATAGCTGCTGTACCTTCTTTACCGGGTAGATATTCAGATGTTCTGTCATATAGTGCTCTGAATAATTCATCAAAATCATCACTATTAGAATCTGCAATAATTTGACGTATATCATTAAATTTTGTTTTATTTGATAACGCTGTAATTACTTTATCTATATAATTAGATGATACTAATACTGATTTGTCTAAACGAATCACATCCATATAATTTGTAGGATGAAATTCATCTTCTACTCTAGTATTAGCTAATTGTAACGTATTAATACATTTACGTAAATCCGGATAATATTGGTTAACAACTAATTTTAAGTCTTGGGGGTCAAACCCAATATTTTCTTCCCCTAATATCCAAGCTAAATGTTTAGCAACATCTACTTTAGTAGGTGGGACAATTTTTAATACTTGACATCTAGATTGTAAAGGATCAATAATACGTTCTACAAAATTACAAGTCATAATAAAACGTGTCGTACGAGAGAAAGTTTCAATAATATTACGAAGAGAAGCCTGTGCCTGTATAGTAAGGAAATCAGCTTCATCCAAAATAACTACTTTAATAGGTTCAAATGAAATAGTACTTGCAAACCCTTGTACTTTATCTCTGATTGTTTCAATACCTCTCTCATCACTAGCGTTGATATAAAGGTAATCACATTCAAGATTACTAACAATAAGTTTAGCTAATGTAGTTTTTCCTGTACCAGCGGGACCAAAAAATATTAAATTTAAAATATCATTTTGTTCTAAATACTTAGACAATGATTTTTTTAAATTTTCGTTTCCTACAAACTTATCCAATGTTGTAGGACGGTATTTCTCATTAAGTAAACTGTTTTCCTTCATATCAGTATTCGCCGTATATTGAGAATTTTTGCTCTTGTACAGGTTCTACTGTAACTGTTTCTGTTGATACAGCATACAATTCCCCCTTTAAGGGTGCTAGTCTATATTCACCTCTAAATCCTGTTTTAGTCATATAAGCCTCTAAAGTATCTGTTAGAGTTTTATGTACAGGACCATCTGGTTCGTTTGCAACTAAACGCCACTTATCTCCAGGAGGGACACGCCTAGCGATTAAAATATTTTGTTCTACTATTTTCTGTTGTTTTTCCATAAATACAATATACGAAAAATAAATGGGGGAGCCAAAAACTCCCCCGTTTACTTATTTAGATTCTGCTACAGAGGCTTTTTTATAATCTGTAATTACTCTTTTAATGGATTGTGCTGCTTTTCTAGCTCGTGCTTGACTTGCTTTAGTAGTTCCATTGTTTTCTGCTGCTAAGATATTAAAGTTTTCTTCAATTACCTCAAAAATTTCTTGTTTTGTCATTTCTTTTTTATTTATTAATTAAAATTGTTGTGTTTGTTGTGTTTGTTGTTGTCTAAGTTTTTCTTCTCTGGAATCTTTATCTTGGGTTAAAGTACATTCTGTTAATAACACAGTTCCAGCAACTGATGCAGCATTTTCTAATGCTAATCTAGTTACTTTTGTTGGGTCAATAATTCCAGCATCTTTAAAATTTTCGATTAACCCTGTTTTAAGATTAAATGATTCCCAATTAGTATTATCTTTAATAATATCACGGGCTAGAATAGAAGAATCAGTTTTTTCAATTCCGGCATTAGTTAAAATTTGTTGAAATGGAGCACTACATGCCTCATATACAATCTGCCCACCTCTAGTACTTAGATCAATTCCTTTACGTGCTATAAGTAGGGCTTTACCACCACCTGGAACTATTCCTTCTTCAATTGCTGCTTTAGTTGCATGAAGTGCATCATCAACTCTATCCTTTTTTTCTAACATCTCAGTCTCAGTATTACCACCAACATGAATAATGGCTACTCCTCCTACAAATTTGGCTAAACGGTTTTGTAATTGTTCCTTTTCAAAGGGTGTTGTAGATTTATCAATTTGTGTTGTTAATTCTCCAATACGCTTTTCAATGGCTTCAATTTCTCCTTTACCATCTACAATAGTTGTTTGGTCTTTAGTTATTGTAACTTTTCGAGCTTCACCGAACCAATCCCAACTAAATTTATCAAGTTTCATTCCTTTTTCTTTACTAAATACTACACCACCAGTAGTAATAGCAATATCTTCAAGAACTAGTTTACGTCTTTCTCCAAAATCTGGGGATTTAACAGCACATACATTAACTGTTCCTCGCATTTTATTTACAATTAAAGTAGCTAATGCTTCATTGTCAATATCTTCAGCAATGATCAGCAATGACTTACCTTGAGCAGATACTGCTTCTAAGATAGGTAATAATTCCTTTACAGTGTTTAATCTTTGGTCTAAAATTAAGATTGCGGGATTATCTAATGTAGAGGACATTGTGTTGTTGTCTGTTACAAAATATGGAGATTTATAACCCCTATCAAATTGCATTCCTTCTACTGTTTCTAAAAACGTTTCTCCGGTTTTAGATTCTTCGATATGAACTACACCTTCTAATCCTACTTTATCAATTGCTTGAGCAATTAATTTACCTACTTCGATATCATTATTAGAAGATATACTTGCTACTTGTTCTAGTTGCTCATCTCCTGAAATGTCTTCAGATATAAGACTTTTAAGATTTTTAACTACTTGATTAACGGATTCATCAATATCTCTTTTAATTTGCACTGCATTTTCTCCGTTATCTAATGCTGAAAGTCCTTGGTTAATCATTTCCCGAGCTAGTAATGTTGAAGTTGTAGTTCCATCTCCTACTTTTTCAGCTGTTTTTACTGCAGCTTGCTTGATAAGTAACACTCCTAGTTCTTCACTAGGGTCATCTAAAACAAATGAACTAGCTACTGTTACTCCATCTTTGGTAGATTGTGGAGGTTCCATTATCCCTTTAAATATAACTACATTTCGACCATTAGGTCCTAAAGTTGAGACTACAGCATCTGCTAATTTATCAATTCCAACTTTTAATTTTGTTCTGGCATCTTTGCCAAAATTTATTTGATTTTCCATATTAATGTTTTATGATGTTTTTTAAATCTTCTTCTGATACTTCTGTATTGGCTACTATTTCTTCTAGATCAACTGTTTCTTCAATTATTGCTAATACTTGATTTTCAGGTCCTACAAAATATTCTTCACCTTCAAATGGTAATTTTGTAAACCCCTGTGTAGGTAATACTACTTTATCTCCAACTTTTAGTTGAGTTGGGATTCTAACCCCAGAAAAGGAAAAATTACCGTCTCCTACAGAAATAACTACACCGAAGGTATTAGTATCTTTCCCCATATCAGGGACAATAATATTTCCATAAATTGTTTCTTCAGCCTCTATAGGCTTTACAACACATGCATTGTAAATTGCTTTAATTTTCATTTGTTATTTTTTATAAATTGATTGTTTGTGTATTTCATTATATTCATCTGTATATGATTTAATTTTTTCAGATATAATTTTATATTCTGCTATAAAATCATCTAAATTATTATAATCATCCCCATCAGCTTGTAATTGGGATATTTTATTCAAAGCTTGACCCATATTGGAGTGATAATACAAAGCTTTTTCATAAGTTTTGCTTTTACCTTTACTTCTAAAATGATCAGCATCTGATGTAACTACTTGTTTAATAGTATAGCTATACTCATCTTTAGTAATAAAATAAGGATCTAATCTAGGATCTCTAATTGTTTGAATTGATTTCCGTTTTTTTGGAATTTTTGTTTCTGGCATATATAACTTGTTTATTTAGACGTGAATATACGAATAATATTGCGTTAGGACACGCTTTTTTGATAAAACTTTTATTTTATTTTAATTGTTTTTGCTTTTTTAGATTCCGCAATTGGAATAAATAGATGGAGCAAACCATCTTTCATTTCTGCCTCTAATTTCTCAAGTTCGAATTTAGCTGCTACTTTATAACCTAAGTTAAAAGATCTTTTAGCTAATCCTTTATAGATATAGCCGGAATAATCAAAATCTTCTTCGTTAGGTTTATCATAGATAATTTTTAAAAGATCACCATCTATTTCTAGTTGAATATCTTTTTTAGTTAGACCAGTACAGGCAACTTCAAAATGAAGTCCGTCTTCGTCATAAAAAATATCTAGTGGGTGTGGTTGTTTGTTTTCAAACGTTGTAGGTTGAAAAGCGCCGTCTGCCTTGAATAGGTTACGGAATAATAGGTCGAACGGTGTACGTTCATTGAATAATGTACTCATATCATTTAGTTTTGTGAGGCCGAAGCTCTCGGTTAATTTAATTTAAACATAACAGCGCGTCCTAAACTGCAATCTTATGTTCTATTATACATATATGGTTTTTACTTAGCGTCGAAAAAGAATAATTGAAATAGCCTAGAAGAGTTGATATCCCAACCAAAGTATACAGGTGCTGCATGAATCAATCGTGCATCCCAAATAACTATTCTATTAAAAATATTTCCTACCTCGTCTACTTTAACATAAGGGGTGGAATCAACAAAAGTATGTTGGTTAAATGCTTCCATTATATTTTCTTCCCCACCTCTTAACTTTGTTTTTTTATGCATATAAAAGCAAGTCCCAGCTTCTGTTGGGGCATCAGGTGTTAAGTAAACGGCAGCCGCATATTGTTGTGAATCACAGTGGTATACAGGTTTAATACCTGCTTTACTAGATTGGAATCTACCATTCATTTCATACTCTTCCCACTTAGTGATAGTCTTATTCATAATTTTTTCCATCTTTTCCTTTACACCATCAAAAAAGAATTGTTTTCTAGTTCTTAATCCTAAATATCCTGGGTCATCATGATACCATTGCATTAAAGCAAAGTTTCTAACTTCTTCAGGGTTATTATAAAAATTTTCTGCAACCCAAAATCTATTATTAGTAATGGGGTTAACACTAAATTGGTTACTATTTATATAACCATATTCAGTTTTGGGGGATGAATCAAAATATTTATTTTCCATAATTTTATTCTTGTCTTCCTATATAATAAGAACTGTTAATACTGTTTGATGTAAATATAAATTTAGCCATGCCCTTTGAGGATAATTTAAAAGAAGCTGTATTCATATCTTTATTAGCATTTAATATTTCTTTAACTAAATTTGAGTCAAAAGGCATAGGTGAATCTATAAAAGATTCATCAATTATCCCATTAATTTTATAAGTAATTTTATTTGAATAATTACTTCCATCCCCAAATATAAATTCACTAATTAAATTATTGTCTATATCCCTAGTAGTTTTAATATTTAAAAAATCATAATCAGCTAATGCATTTTTAGCCTTAATTAAATTATCTATATCTGTAGGGGATAATTCTAATTCTATTTGCCAGGTTTCAGGATCCGTATACCATTTAGTTTTAGGGATTACTAAAGGGTCGGAGAGTGAATAACTTAAATCAAACCCTTCATCTGCTATATTTAATTTATTAGATAAAGCCCCTTGGGAATCTAATGTCAGTAGTAATTCTCCAGTTGTAATTGATAATAATTTTGATAATTTATGAGTATCAAATATTCCTATTTCTTTATTTTCTAAATCAAATTCATTTAATTCTACTTTACACACTCTCCCAGATTCCCCAGCATATACTGTTAATGTATTATTATCAATTCTCCATTTTACAGCATTAAACCTTCCATTTAAATAATATTTAGAAATGAAAGATTGTAATAAATTTTTATTTACCATTATTTTTATATTTTATATTTCAAAAGATTCAAAAGCATTAACATAAGGATTTAAATCTAAACTCCACCCTAAATCACTAAAAAATCCTTCCAATTTTAGTAATAATATAGTATCAAATATCCTTTTTCTATCAGCAAAAAGTGTCAAAAATTCTACTATCTTATCAGGCATATCATAATCTAAAAATGCTAATCCTTCTATTTTATATGGGTTATCTTTTAAATAAATCCATTTTACTTTATCTGTAAAAGTGATTAGATTATGGTTTTTATCTAAGCCCCATAACCTTAATAAATCATTATATCGAGCAGCTGCTCTAACGGGTGCAGGTGCTCCTTTTCTTAATTCACTAAATACTTCTCCAGCTCTTGGATCTCTAACAATATAACCAGATTGTTTTTCAATTCCTTCTACTTTGTGTGTATATACTTTTCTTAACTGTTTTACTGAGGTAGGGTTTCCTAGTTTAACTAAAGGAATAGTACCATCTAGTATTTGTTTTTTAAATACTTTAATTTGATTAATTATATTTGATTTTTCTTCCCCTTTAAGTACTTGTTGTAATATATCATTAAAAAATTCTCCTAATATAGGTGGAAAATTTGCTTTCATAAACTCTAAACCTTTAATATCTAAAGTTTCTTTAGCAATACCTTCTTGTTTAGTAATCCATTGAGCATATCTTCTTGTAGCCCTAAAATAAGCAGAACGAATAACACACTCTGTTTTCATTTCAAGTCTATGTTCAGTTACATTAAATGCTTCACGGGCTAATCTATTATAATCTTCATTAATTACATCTTGGTACTTTAATGCTACTTTTTCTAATATTTCATCTTTTTTAATAGCATCAAATGATTCAAAATCAGGGTATAAATAGAGTAATAATGGTTCTGCATTAAAATAATTCGAGTCTGTATCAACATATGCACAGTAATTCTCATCTTCTTCATCACAAATCCACCAAGGGACATCTTCTATATGTTTCATTTATATGATTTTTCTTCTACTATTTCTGATGATGTTAATATATTAATTATTTTCTTAACTTCACATCTTTTATCATTCATAATATACACAGAACGAGCCAGTTCTACAAATTCTTTGTCAAATCTCTTTTCATGTTCACAATCTCTAATCCAATCTTCTATATCCCAAAGTTCACCATTTATTTTAGCTAATTCAAGATAATGATTTTGAAGTTGACCATCATGTTTTTCAAATAAATCTACAACTAAAGGGTTAAGTTTATCAAATTCAGTCATAATATTGATTAACTTTTCTTTATCTTCAATTTTAAGTAATTTTAATTCTAAAATTGAAATTTTATCTAGTAATTCTCCGTTTGAAATTTCTACTTTCATACACTAAAATGTTTTTTCCCCTGGTATAGGTTGAGTGGTTTTAGGGGGATTACCGTCTGAATCTAGATCTATTCTTTCTGTTTTAAGGACTTTGTATTTTTTTCCTTTTAAATTAAATGATCCTCCTTGTTGTAACATTTTTCTAAAGAAATTTTCTTGAATTTCACTCCAACCTTTACTAATTTGAATTAATTCATCCTTTGTTGGGATTTTTCCATCAACTAAAATTGTAGCATTGGACCTAATTGATTGTTTTTTTAATGTCATATCTCTAATTGTATTTTACCTTTTATTACTTTATTCATGTGACGGTTTGCTGCTAAAGCAGATTCCTGTATAATCCTGTGACCGGATAATGTAATGGCTTCACTTAATATTGCTTCATTCATCCCATATCTAAAATTAGGTAATGCGGTGGCACCATATAAACTATTTAATAAAATTTTCATTGTATACTGCATTAAATGATTATATTCACCTAATTCCGTATTCCCAGATTTATATGCTTTTTTCATACGGTTTTTATATACAACACGTTCGTCAAACCATTTACTCAAAATAGCAGATAACGTAGATGTTTTATTAGTAGAAAAAAAGCAACCATTAGCCGAAACGGCGTATTTACCTTTTTCTACTGCTTTTATAATTTGTCTTACTTCCCAATAATCTTGTAACCCTTTAGTATTTTCAAATCTTACTTTAGATTTAGGATCCATGGCTTTTAAATCATTTAATCCTAAACGGTTATTCCTATCATCAGCATCTATAATTCTTCCAACATATGTTTCTCTACCAATATTAATAGTCATAATAATAGAAGGGTATAATGATGTTAAATCTTCATCAAACATATACTTATACAACCCGGCTTTAGGACAAAATAAATAACCACCAGCATAACCTTCTTTTTTTCTAGGGTGGATTTCTTTATTATTAGGTATAATTCCTTGGTCTAATAAATAAGCTGATATGGCTCCATCTTGGGTGACACTATTAGAATAAACTTCACTATAGTTATGTTTCCCTTTATGTGCTAAATTTTTAGTTAATGCTATGTATTGTAACTTTTCATCTAATTTTTGAAGGATTTCAACATCCCTAAAGTTATATTCAACAAATTTGTTAATATCGTCCTTATACAAATCATTTAAATTACCATCATACTCAATTTTATTTATACCAGCATATTTCTCCCCAATTGAATCTAATTTCCAAGAAGGTTCATCTTTAAAACTATATTTTCTATGAAGCCTCATATAGTCTAAAGATTCAATCCCAACTACATCTACTGACATTCCTTGTTTGAAAAACCATTGACTATATTTTTTAGATTTAACAGGTTCACTTACTTTACCATAAAGAGGGGACATTTGGTCTGCTATATCTTTACCACAAACATTACAGATTCTAAAATATGTGTAAGGATTATCAAAATAGTCGCTATTATATCCAATTAGGATATCTGGTTGTACTTTCTGAATAATTTCAACCCAATATAATAATAATTCAGCCTCAGTTTTAAAAGGTATTACTTTTTTGTAAGATTTAGTATCTTCAGGTACCTGACCTTTAGGATCTAATATTAAACAACCCCAACTATCTGATTGTTTGTGCCAAAATGCTATTGAAGTAATGGGCATAGGGGCTTTTTCAATATATTCTTCAGTTAGGGCTCCACCTATCTCACACTCAATATCATAAAATAATTCTTGATGACCTGTAGAGGGAGTATCATTGGTACCATAAGTTTCAATTAAGTACTTTTGGTGGGGTTTCATGTCATGAAAATGTAAATTAGGAGTGTTATTTTCTGGTTTATTTTTGTTATAATACCAATTAGAAATTGGTTTTAGTTTTTCACCATTTAACCCTCTACAAGTATAATTTTCTTCATCTACTATATAAGCAAAATTCTCATAAGGGATTACTTTATGTTCTCCATCGGATTCCCAAACATGCATTTCCCATACATTAGGTAATCCTTTTCTATACTTATTTCCTACGTAACACTTTTTATACAAAACTTATTTATTTTTAATATTATTTCTTTACCTAAATCCCCATACTTTTGTTATGGAATTTTTGTAATTCTTCATCTGTAAAGAATTGAGATAAATCAGGTCTAAAATAATTTATTGATTTCATAACCTTTTTATCTCTTGTTCTGTATACTACGAATCGGTCTTCGACCTGTTCAAAGTGACATGGCTCACCTTGTTCTTTAGAGCGGACGGTGACAGTCTCCATGGCTTCTTCTTGAGTGCTACAAGACTTCGACATATTACTTCCTTGTACTTCTTGATATGCTGGCCATATCTTATCTTTAAGGCCATGTAGCATAGTACCGTTCCCAAAGGACACGTAAGCAATATCACACAAAGCATCCAAAACTTCCACGATGTCTCCGTTTTCGCAAGCCTGTCTATATTCTTCCAATTCTTCAAGTACAAAGTCGTATACGAATTGCCACTCTTTCTTTTCTGGTATTGTTGGTTCATAAGCATTTGGTTTTCCGAACGTGCGATTAAAAATTTCTACTTCATTAACAAATGGCACGTCGGCTTCGCTAAATAATTCTAATTGTTTTCCCATTAATTTATTACTTCTAAAAATTTAGTTTTCTTTACTTCTACAACTCTAAAATTAGACATACCTTCATTATGTTTATACATTTTAGCTTCAGCATCGGTTGCCGATATTGCTACTACTAAGTATAATTCAGTTGTTTTTTGTATTCTACCTCTTTCATTTTCAAATTCATTTTGAACTTTTACTTGCCAATATTCCATAATTATCTATATTTATTAAATTTAAATTCTTCTAATTTTTTACCTACCATATTAGTATTTTCTTTAGGCATTGTTAATCCCCCAATATAGTTACCATCTGCTAGATGTGAAAATTCATCTTCAGATTTATAAAACTCCTCTAATTTATCTCTTCTTTCCTTAGCACCATTAGCTAAATAATCCTGAATAGGTTTTGAATCTTTAGTTTCCCAAGGATAAATTAACCATTCATCTCCTTCATGTATATCAGCCCACATATTAGGTTGAAAACAAGATGTATGAGGTTTATAATGTAATACCGCTGTGTAAACACCTGGGGCTTTTTCTAATGTAACTCCAGAATCACATATGTCGTCTACTACTAAAGTATTAGGTAAAATAACATCAGTATAAGGTAAACCTAATTTATGTGATATTAATACTGCTGGAATTAATCCCCCTCTAGCGATACCATGAACTGAGTCTATATTAGGTTGATCATGTCGGATTTTATTACATAAATCATCAACAGCGTCATTAACATCATCCCAACTAAGAAATATTTTATTGTCTGCTTTTAATGCCATTTCTCTTATATATTATGTCCTCCGTTATTAATCTTTAGACTATCAAAAAATTCTTTACGGGCTAAATTATCATTTTCTCTAAATACACCTGATGCTTTAGTTGTAATCATAGCTGCTCCTTGGTGTTTAACACCTCTACAAGATACACAATTATGAGTTCCAACTATAGTAACAATAACACCTTTATTATTTTCTGTAATTTTATCTACAGCATTATGAATAGCTGATGTTAATTGTTCTTGGATTGCTCCCCTACGACCAAATAACTCTACAATACGATTTAATTTAGATAATCCTATTACTTGACCACCTTCTCCTGCTATATAACCAATATGTACAACACCTCCAATTGTTTGATGATGATGTGAGCACATTGAAGTTAACGGTATATTACGTTCTATAATAATACCATCATAACCATCCGATGGAAATGATGTAATAGGAGACATTGCTGTATATCTTCCAGCCCATAAATCATTGACATATGACTTCGCGACCCTCCGAGGTGTTTCCATTGAGTTTGGATCATTTCTCCAATCACATTTTAAAGCATCTAAAAACTTACCATAAGCTTTTTCTGCTTGATTAATCATTTTTTCTTTTTCTCTGTCTGTAAAAGGGAATCCTTCAGCAACACCATTCGCAAAACCTACTTGTACAACTTCTAATTCTTCGTGAACTTTTCTACGTTTGTTCTCCATTTATATAACTTTTTAATTTATCAATTAATACTAATACATCATCTGGCTCCATGGTTATAGCACAGCATGTATTTACATTTTCTTCTATTTCCTCTAATATACGAAGGGCTTCTTGCTTAGACACATCTCTCGGTATCAAAGGCCATAATATGTGCACGGCCTGTAAATCTCCATCCTCTATCTCTTACAAAGTCCATTACAACAGGGTATGATTCCTGCAGACTTATTCTTGTATCACCAGCAGGCATAGCCCATACCTTATCATCGGGTATGTTACATTCTTTTAAGAATTCTTCTACTTCTTCAACCATTGAAAGCTCTTTATCAAGGACAGGCTTAATATGGTAGTCAGAATGATAATCAATACTCTTTTTAATCGCTTCATTATTCAATCTAAATTTATTATGTCTATCAATCATCCTTTGATCCGTAGTCGCACCTTGTGGTGTTGCCACTCCAATTTTAGGTACCGAATTAGAGAATTTGGGACTGATAGAAAGCAAATTGATAGGATAATCTGTAGGGAGAAAATGACTTCCTTCAGTCTCGATAGTAATAAAAATATCTTTTTCATTTGCTAAGTGGGTTAATTCATTTACTAGAGCAGGATGCATAGTAGGTGATCCTCCTGTTAACATCATTTCCTTTATATGAGGGTTATCTTCATACATTTTAATAATATCGTTAAAGGTGTATTGACCTTTTTCTGGGTGTATGGACGTGTACCAGGAATCGCACCATCCACCCTCGCCAAAGTAACAACGGTGTGTACAACCTGTAGTCCTAATAACTATAGTTGGATAACCTTGTCTACTACCTTCTGATTGTACTGCGGTATAAACTTCTACAATTGGAAGAACTTTATCGTAGTCTTCAATACGCTTTAATTTTTTGTGTTCCATAATTTTTTAACGTGGTTTTTTATTCACTATAATACGCAGCATTTTTGCCATGCTCCATAAATTTAACTTTAATTACTCGTACTCTATTGTCAGTTTCAGTTTTAACAAATTCATTTACTTTGTTAAAGATAAATTCTGCAAATTTTTCCGCACCTGTAGCAGGTATTACTCTTACTTGTGCTACACCAGCAGCGTCCATTTGTTGGAATGCTGCTAATTCAGGATCATCTTCTGCTATAATCATTGTATGGTCAAATGTGTAGTCAAACCATTCTTTAGGAGACATACCATCAATTTGGGTTTTAGCTCTTTTCATACCTCCAAAATCCCAAACCCAATTTCTATGGTCTAAGTCACCTTCAAAATATACTTTAAATGAAATTCCATAACCGTGTACAAATCTACAATGTGTGTCTGTAGCTTTCCATTGACGGAACACTGTACTAAACCCGTCAAATACTTTACTTGATTGAAATTTACCCATTTGTTGTTATTGTTGTTTTTGGTTGATTATCTGTAGTCCCTTCTGCTTGAGAATATCCAGATGTATGACTTGTTACTGTATACCAAGGTTGACCTGGTCTATATGGATCGTATGTCCAGTCTGGTTTTTGTGTGATAGTTCCTGTATTGTATGGAACTGTAACTGTTTGAGGAGGTTTATTGATTGCCTCTAATAAAATTTTAGCATCCTCTTTAGAAATACTATTATTAATTATTCCTTCTAAAACTATATCTATCGCTGTTCTACCCATTATACCAATTTTTAATTTCTTCTACCGGTTTAACACCAACTATTCTAGATATCTCATTTCCTTGAGAATCTGTTTTTAATAAAGTTGGAACATTCCTAATCCCAAATTTAGTTGATAATTCCGTATCGTTATCAACATTTACTTTTGTATAAGGTAAACCACTTTTTTCCATTTGGGGTCCTAACACTTTACATGGTCCACACCACGGTGCACTAAAATAATATAATTTCATATTTTTATAATTTAAACTAATTCTTCTCCTATCCCTACTATTTCACTCAATATAAGTAAAATAACTGCAATATCCAAACTATACCATAAAGCTCCATATCCTAAGATACGAATGCCTGATTTGATAAAACTAATTTGTTGATGTTTTCTTGCATCTGGTAATTCTTGTTTTTTCATAATTTTTATATTTTGTTAACCTACTAGGACTCGAACCTAGACTGACGGTACCAAAAACCGTAGTGCTACCATTACACCATAGGTCAATTTAAGAGAGGTTTCGGGTCTTTCGGGGTTTCTGGTTGATGTTGGCCTTACTACAAACCCTTTTTCAATGGTGCCAACCTAACAGCTTCACTACCTCTCTTTTAAATTTAAGCTACGTGATCGGCTAACACCTTCTCAACTGCAGCTTTTGCTACTTCGTAATCCACTTCTCCAGTTTCATCCTCATATTGTACGGGATCTTTTCTGCCAAGAGCAATAAAAGCCTCAATCCTCTCAACACTAGAAGCAGACTTATAATCACTATTTCCCGAAGGATAAGGCTTATAAGAAGTATTTGTTCTTTTATATACTTCATCAAAATCAATTCCTAAAATTTCACATAATTTTTCTCCATCTTTTAAAATACCAAACTTATCAGTGTCTAAATAAGGTGTAAAATACCCTACTCTTTCAGCATCCCAATTTCCAATTCTAAAAGCTGCATCATCTGCATCTCTAAACTCTTGTCTACAATCAGGGTAAACTGCATGATCACCAGCATGAATACCTAAAGCGATATCACAAGTTTCTTCTGTTTTGTTTGCAATTGATAAGGCAACAGCTTGAGTAATAGAAGCAAACATTTTATTTCTATTAGGAACAACTGTTTCCTTCATATTATCTTGCTCATAATGACCTTCTGGTACATCATCCCCACCTGTAACTAAAGCTGAATCTAGTAGATCTACTAATCCATCTAATTTAATTTGACGATAATTTACTTTGTGACCTTTACTTGCAAGGTAATCGATTAATGATTGAGCTCTTTCTAGCTCTACTCTGTGCTTTTGACCGTAATCAAAAGAGATACCTGTTACAGTATCATATTCATTGATAGCTCTTAACAATAGGGTGCTGCTATCCATTCCACCACTTAACGAAACTACTACGTGTTTTGCCATAATTTACTTATTTAAAATTTGCCAGGTATTTTGCGTATAGGCTAACGCTTGATTTATTTTACATTTTATATATGATCGAATATACGAAAAGATAGTAGTAAATCCAACTCCCCCTATTAAAAGAGTTAATAAATTTGGATGATAGTGCTCTCCACAAAGCCCTAGTGCATGTCTTATAAATTCTGCCATATTATATCTCTTCCATTACTTTATCTAACTTCTTTTGTAGGTGGGTAAATAAGGGGTCTATAACTTCTTCCCAAAAGTTTCTATCATAGTCCTCATTTTCTTCCTCAACCATTTCATCCCACTCAGCTTCATCTAGATCATGGTGTTCTTCCGAAATTATCTCTCCATAATATACTTCAAAAACACCTATTGGGTTATAAGCCTCGTCCCAGTACTTACCTGAGACTTTAATTTCATCATCAATTTCAGCCATTTGTCTATAAATTTCTAAAATCATATCAGATGGTGGGTACCAAGCTGAGTCTAGGTATATCTCACATTTATTATCATTTGAACGATAATACCCTTCATCCCAAATTTGGATCCATTTTGACCCAACCTTATCGATAAATAATTCTGCATCTGCTCCAAATTCATCTACAATATGAGGTGCTTCTTCTTGATTTGGGTAAGGTCCACTATGGCACTTTTCAAATCGTTCTACAAAATTATCAATTGCTTTTTTAGATCCTTCTATATAGATCTCTGTTCTATTACTATTTGCCATCTTCGTCTTCTATTAGTTCAGGAAAATCACTATCTTCTAAAGCTTTATCGTTTGCTAATTCAAACTCTACTTCTTCCATAACTTCTTCTTGGAGATCTTCATCTTCTGATTTCCATTTTTTGATTTGCTCTTCTGTTAATGGTTCTGTTTCTTCCCACCTAATATCAGTGTATATTACTCTCCGTCTTAACTTTGCCATAACTATTTGGTTTTTAATTATTAATATGTTTTTTAACTATTTCTTTAAATTTTCTTGTATTATGGATAATATTTAAATAATCCAACTCATCGAACATCATATCAAAATGATCATTCATATTTGCTTTTGGTTTAGAATTTAAACCATTTTCACTATACCAAGTGCCTTCTAAGGCAGCCATTATTGGGTTTGATGTGTCAATGGATTCTATTCTTGGATTATTGTCATACCAACCAAATTCTTGAGGTATTGAACATCCTAATAAATGTAATTTAACATCTTTTAAATGGTCTAATTTTAATAAACCTTGTACAAATCGTACTCTACCTAATGCCTTTCCCATATCCACATTAGTGTGTGGGAAGAAATCGTTATACCAAGTAGCACCATAAGATACACATAATTTATCGTAACCTAATTCCCTTAATAACCCAGCACATAAGTAGGCATCATTTTTATCCTTACCTTGGATTACTGCTATTTTTTTAGTTTTTTCTGGGAATTCATATTGAAGCCAGTATTTTGCTTGTGCTGCTGTTTGATGACAATCCATCCAAGCATCAGGTACCATAAATTCATCTGGTTCTATTTCGTTAACCCAGTATAATAAACGTTCATGGTTATATGCTTCTCCCAATTCATGTAATGAATTGTCCATTACAATGTAACGTCCTTTTTCTTTAGCATCTAAAAAATATTGTTTATATTCTTCATCTTGATCTAACAAGT